GATTACCCCCAACAAGATTTGGTACATGACCGGCGATTGTTCCGGTAAGAACGTGGTGGACGCTTTTCGTGTGTTTGACGTTCCCAGTGTTCAGACTCAGATGCAGGCCATCATCCAATATGGCATGGCGATGATGGAAGAGGCTACGGGAATTCCATTGGTCACCCAAGGACATCAAGGCCCATCCAGCCCTGAGACGTTTGGTCAGGCCCAGTTGCAGGACAACAACTCGCACACATGGCTGAGAAGCATCGGCTATTCCTATGACGACGAGATAACCGAGCCACTGGTTAAAGATTTGTACGAGTGGCTACTGATGGACCCCGAAGTTCCAGACGACGAGAAGGGCCAGTTCACCATTGATGCCAAAGGTTCGATTGCGATGGTGGAAAGAGCCATTCAAGAGTCAACCATGATGATGCTGCTGGGCGCTTCAGGGAATCCAGCTTTCGGACTGGACCCAGCCAAGCTGATGCAGTTGATTCTGCGGTCCAAGCGATTCGACCCGAGAGACATCACGCTATCTGACGAGGACAAACAGAAGCAGCAGCAAATGCAGCCGCCTCCACCACCGCAACTTGCCGTGGCTCAGATTCGCGCACAGACAGAGCTGAAGAAGACGGAGATGGTTCTGGGTCAAAGGTCGCAAGAGGCTCAGATGGATAACCAAACTGAGCAAGTCAAGATCAAGATGGACACGGATCGTGACTCAATATATGTCAGGGCACAGGCAGAGCGCGACGCTGGCAACCAACAGTACAACATCGCACGCCTCCAGTCGGAAGAGCGCCTTGCCATGCTCAAGTATGCCAATGACCGCCAGATCAGTCTGGAAGAGGTCAAGGCGCAGCTTGCCAAGGCATCTATGGCAGAGCAAACCAAGCGCGAACTAGCCAATGCACAGATCGCCTTGAATCAACAGGAGAACGAAAAGGACCGTGGAGTGGAGCGGCACATTGCCCAGCTTCGCGGGACTAAACCTCCTGAGCCTATGGAGTTCCCTGGACGCGCAGAACCCGGGAAGGCGTTTAGCCAATGATTGATAGAAAGTTGCCATTTATATTGACAATTGAGGAAAAGCGTTCGCCGCTGTGGCGAAAGTTGAAAGAGTATTGCGAGAACCGGCTTGTTGACCTCAGAAATGAGAACGATGGAGATAGGCCGGAAATTGAGACAGCAAAGATTCGGGGGCGAATTGCTGAAGCGAAGTTACTGATTTCGCTCGGCAAAGACACCCCAAAGATAGGCCGGTCCCTGCTTGATGGCAGCGATGGGCTTTAAGTGACAGCCCCCTTTCAGGCGACTGTCGATGTAAGGCGTGCAGAACTGCACATTGGTGAGAGGTTTTGACATGGAAGAAGGAATCAGCGAACTAGAGGCTGGGTACTCGGACGATGACAAGGCAACGGTGGAGACGCCAGAGCCGGTCAAGGATGAAGTGCCAGAGCAGAAGGCAAGCGAGCCAACTGAAGCTGTCAAAGAGGAACAGAAGTACGACCCATTGAAGGAGTTGATGACTCGGTTTGAAAAGATCGAGAGTCGAACCCGAAATGTGGAAGGCCATATCGGCGGATTGAATTCCGGTCTGAGGTCGCTGAATGAGACGCTGGCTGCATCGAGAGTTGCCGCTCAAGCCGTTTCTGAAGCACCAACAACCGCACAGGTCAAAGACGCTGTTGGCAATACACGTGAGTGGGATGCCTTGAAAGAGGACTTCCCAGAATGGGCCAGTGCTACGGAAAAGCTATTGGATAGCAAGCTCGGCAAGCGAGATGACATTCAAGCGGTTCTGGATGAGAGATTGAACGGTGTTACCGCCAATATCTCTGAACGAATCAAGCACGAAGCAGGGATGGAATCCTTGTACGTTGCTTTCCCAGATTGGGAGCAGGACGTTAAAACGCCAGAGTTTCGAGATTGGTATGCGGAACAAGACGATGGCATCAAAGCTCTGTCAGCTTCACCGAAGCCCACAGATGCAGCGCGAATGATGCGAATGTTTGAGCGACGCAAACCGAAGGAATCCAAGCCTGATCCGGTTACCTCCCGCCAGGAGCGCATGAAAGCAGCGATCACCCCGAAGGGTACTGGAGGCGGCTCCACATCTCGTTCGGACATTGACGATTTTATGGCTGGATATTCCGGCTAACCTGATAGGAAATTAACATGGCTATGCATAGTTTTGCCCTCACTGAAGGGCGTATCAATAAGTTCAAAGGCTCCATCCTGAAACATGCCAAACCTTACGAGTGTTTGGCAAAGGCTGGTCGTCAAGTGCCAATGCCTCAGAACCAGAGTGACACCTATGTCGCTCGTCGTTTCTTGCCCTACGGCGCAACCACATCGGTTCCCAATCAGTTCTTCCAGAACGGTACGGGTGATCGTGGCAACACCATCGTTCAGGCGCACCTGACATCGGAAGGCGTTACACCCTCTCCCGATAGCATCGTGCCGGTTGACTACACCGAAGTGGTGAACCAGTATTCTTGCTTGTACGGCTTCACTGACAAGACCTTCTATCTGTACGAGGATGACATCCCTGCCCAGATGAAGACTCAGATCGGTGAGCGTGTTGGTTTGGTGAACGAGATGATCGTTTACGGCAAGCTGAAATCCTGCACCACGCAGTATTACGGCGGCTCTGGCACCTCGCGTGCCACAGTGGCTGGCCCTATGACCCTGAACCTGCAATCCGCAGTGGTTCGTGGTCTGATGGCTAACCACGCCATGCCCGTGACATCTGTTCTGGCAGCTTCTCCGAAGTTCGACACCAGCGCAGTGGCAGCAGGCTACTTTGCCTACACGCACTCTGACCTTGAGCGCACCATCCGTGACCTGCCCAACTTTGTACCTGCTGAGAAATACAGCTCCGGTACACCTGAGCAGGGCGAAATCGGTAAGTGCGAGCGATTCCGTTACATCTTGTCGCCTGATCTGCCATCCTTCCAAGACGCTGGTGCAGCTATTGCATCGTGGACTGGTGCTGGCGCTGGCTACTCGACAACCGGCACTTCGCTGGACGTGTACCCCGTGATCGTGATGGGTTCTGATGCGTTCTCTCAGATCGCTGTGCGCGGCCTGGATTCGCTGGACCCCACATTCTTGCCACCCGGCGAGAAGAGCAAGTCTGACCCACTGGGTCAACGTGGCTACGCTGGTACGAGCTGGTGGAAAGCCACCATGATTGAGAACCATCAGTGGATGGCTGTGGTCAACGTTGCACGCGCTGCCTAATGAATTGACAGCCCCTCACGGGGTTGTCATCTAAAAGGAAAGACCATGCAAAACACAGTATCTCAATCTCTGGCAGGACTCGCCAATGAGAGTCAGCGTTATGCGCTGTCCCCCATTGTGCGAGCCATTGCAGACCGACTCTCTTCGCAGATCACGACAACTGGTGGCCTTGCCATCAAGGCGGGTGGTGGCGTTTTGGTGAAGACGGTTAACACGGTGACATACGTTGCCAACGGCGTTCACGGCTCCATCGTTGCGGCAGACATGCCAGCACTGACTGGCCTGAACATCGGCGCTGGCAAGTTCAACGTGGCTTGCTTCTACGTCAACTCCGCAGGCACTACGTCTGTGCGATTCGGTGTAGAGGGTGCTACGGCTGCGCTGGTGAAGTTCCCAACGCCTCCTGAAGGTTCAGCCTCCATCGGCTACGCACTGATCACCTACGCATCGGCATTCACTGGCGGTACTACTGCCCTTGATACCGCAACGACCGTGTACGTCAACACTGTCGGACCTTTCGACGCTTCTATCCTTCTGTAAGGAATTTTCAAAAATGGCAAATACATATCAAAACATTAACGGCATGACCGTTAATCAAGTCAACGCCGGTTTCGTTCTTGGCACCACCAGCACATACACCACTACAGCTTCCACCGCTGCTGTGATCAATGGCGTGTTTGGAACTGCCCTGACTGCTCAAACCAACACCGCATCACCCACCACTGACGCAACCACTGGCGCTGCTTTCGTTGCGCTGACCGCGAACAAGGCTACCGTCTTGGTGTGGGGCGTGAACGCTGCTGGCGCTATCAAGCTGGCTCAGGGCACCATTGTTCCAACTGAAACAGGTGTGACTACTACTGCTGGCGCATTCATCAATGCACCTCAGTTCCCATCCCTGCCAGACGACTTCTGCCCCATTGCCTACAACTTGGTTCGCACATCCCCAACGGGTAGCGCGTTCACGGCTGGCACCACATCTTGGGCGGCTTCCGGCATCACATGTAGCACTGCGAAAAACGTGCATACGCTGCCTGATCGTCCAAAGATCGCCTGATCGGAAGGTCAGTAACAAGTGACCCGGCCACTGTGCCGGGTTTTTCAAATCAACAGGAGTTTTCCCATGGATGCAATTCAAAACCCAGTCAAGCGCAAATACAGCCGAGCCATTCACTCGGAAGATTTCCCGCTGGCGCAGAAGGAAGATTTGGATATTGGTCTAGACCAGACAATCATCCACGGAGAGGCCCTTGCTAACCCGATCAATGATGCTAAGTCGGACTTCATGAAGGCACTGGCTTTCAATGAAGAGCCCATCACAATCATCATTGAAGAAAACTCGCGTTCAGACTTTCCAGAAACGATGGTTCCTGTGAATGTGAATGGCGATGGTGCCGAGATTCTGATGGATGGCAAATGGGTTCGTGCCGGATGGCTACCCATTGGCCGCGAAGTCATTACAAAGCGCAAGTACGTCGAAGTGCTTGCCCGGTCCAAATCCGACTCAATCAAGACCGTCCACGACGATGCCACTGTAGAGCGCCCACGCAATACGGTGAGTCGCCGTACCAGCTCCAACTATCCCATCTCTGTTCTGCGCGACGACAACCCACGTGGTCGTGACTGGCTTGCCAACATTCGCATGACGCACTGAGATGAACTACACCAGTCTTTGCAATGCTCTCATCCAGAAGTGTGGCATTTCTGGTGGGTCCATATCTTCGGTGTCGGGGCAGGTTGGCGAGATGGGTCGTGTTGTCGCGTGGATCAACGAGGCATACGAACAAGTCCAACTAGCATCCCAAACATGGGATTGGATGCGTGATGACGTGTCCTTTGTGACGGTTGATGGTCAGACGAAATACACCCCTGTTCAGGCTGGCGTTACTGACATGGCGATGTGGAAGCCTGGGTCATTCCGCTGCTACCAAACCGCTGGCGGCGTGGGCGGGGAGAACTTTCTTTTCGACATGGACTATGACAACTTCCGAGACGCGTATTCATTCGGAACCATGCGGACAGCAACTGGAATGCCGACTGTTATTTCATTCGGTCCTGATGATGCAATCCACCTTGGGATCGGCCCTGACTCTGCTGGCTACACGGTTGTAGGCGAGTATTACAAGACCCCGCAAGCTCTGGCATTGGATGCTGACACTCCTTTGATGCCGACTCACTTCCATAACATCATTGTCTACCGGGCCATGATTCTCTATGGGATGTATGAGGCGGCTCAAGAGGTTGTGATGGAGGGCACCAATCTCTATGGTTCCATGTTGCGTAGGATGATCCGTAGCGAGCTTCCCGGCGTGACAATGGGGAGCGCATTGGCATGAGTCTTCCATCGGTCAAGCAAGAATTTTTTGAACTTGCCGGTGGCTTGGACATGCTGACGCCAGCCATTGCCGTTAAACCCGGCGTGGCAATTGACGCGCAGAACTTTGAGCCAGAGATCACGGGTGGTTACAAGCGATACGCAGGGCATGAACGATATGATGGTCATACAGCGCCGTCGTCCGCAACCTACTACATCATTGGCATCACGACAATTGCCACTATTTCGGTAGGCGACACCATTACAGGCGTGACATCTTCAGCGACGGCAAAGGTTCTCGCTGTGAATGGATCATCGTTTGTGATTGGCCGAGTCCCGGGGACATTTGTTAGCGCAGAGTCTGTTACGGTAAGCGCGACACCCAAGGGGACAACGACATCGGCCGCGCTACTAAAGGGTTCCAGCGACCCTTTGACGGATGCACAAAACACCCTGCTTGCTGCGAACGACTTGCGTAACTCAATCTCTGCGGTTCCTGGCTCTGGGCAGATTCGTGGTGTGTGGGTCTATGACGATGTTGTCTATGCCTTCAGAAACAACGCAGGCGGCACGGCTGGGGAAATGTACAAAGCCACGGCCAGTGGCTGGCAGTTAGTCGCATTCGGCACGGAAATCAAGTTCTCTAGCACGATGGGTGGAACGACGCCAATCTATGCTGGTCAAGTCATTGGCAATTCGGCAGCACCCACAAAGACTGCAACGGTAGTTGCTGTGCTGACAACAGCAGGCGTATGGGGAACCAATGCCACCGGCAGCATGATCATTACCCCGCTCACGGGGTCGTTTGCCAATGCTGACCCCATCTATGTCAGTGCCACTCAAAAGGCCGTAGCAACCACTGCTGCGACTGCAATCACACGCGCCCCGGGCGGTAGGCTGGAGTTTGTTAACGCAAACTTCACCTCGTCTACGGATAGCCTGAAGATGTATGGAGTGGATGGCGTGAATCCGCTTTTCGAGTTTGACGGGACAAACTACATCCCGATCTACACCGGCATGACAACGGATACCCCGGGTCATGTGGCGTTTCACAAGAATCATTTGTTTCTGTCATTCCGTGGCTCTGTGCAGTTCTCAGCGATCACAAACCCCTACGGGTGGTCTGCTGTGCTGGGCGCTGGAGAAATCGCTACTGGCGACCCTGTAACGGGCTTCTTGCCACAGACTGGCAATAGCTCTGGCGCGTCGATGGCGATATTCAACGAGAAGCAGACGTTCATTTTGTACGGCTCAAGCTCTGCGGATTGGAGTCTCACGCAATCCACCATGAATGTTGGTTATGCGGCCTACACCATGCAGCCGGTATCGAACAACACTTACGGTCTAACGGCTCGCGGCATCCAGAGCATGATAACCACTCAGAACTACGGTGACTTTGATTTCGCCTCAGTGGCGCATCAGGTCAACCCATTCATCACTCTGCGTCGTGGATTAGCAACCGCCTCCACAACGCTCAGGACAAAAGACCAGTACAGGTTGTACTACTCGGACAACTCCTGTTTGTGTCTTGGATTGACCGGAGAGAAGATCAGCGGTGTGATGCCGCTTGACTACGGAATGCCTGTTCGGTGCATCGCCACTGACACACTATCAACCGGCGAAGAGGTTACCTACTTCGGATCGGATGATGGCTACGTCTACCGAGACAACATCGGCGGGACTATGGACGGAGACGCTGTTGAAGCATGGGTTCGCCTAGCCTTCAATCACAACAGATCGCCACAGCTTCGCAAGCGCTACCGCCGTGCTGTGCTGGAGGTGAAGGCTGCTGGCTACGCACAGCTGAACATGGGCTATGACCTTGGGTACGGTGATAGAAACGTCGCACCTCCAGTGCAACAGCCCAATCAAGTCCTTAGCGGAGTAGCTGGGTCCAACTGGGACCAAGTTATCTGGGATGGATTCGTTTGGGACTCGTCTTACCTTGAGCAGCCCCGCATGTCTTTGGAAGGTGTGGAGCGAAACATCGGCTTCACGTTTCTGATGAATCAATCAACCGACAGCCCTTTGACGATTCAAGGGGTGACGGTATTTTTTAACCCCTTGAGGGCAGAACGATGACAAATCCCTACTACGCCCACTCTTCTGGCGTACCAGCTACGCTTACCCGAGCTGCGTCGTCGCAGATTCGCAATGAGTATGACCTTATCGAAGATGGCTTCGACCTTATTGATGCAGCCAGTGACGCAAAAGCAAACATAGATTCACCCACATTTACAGGCACAGTCACAGTCCCAACGCCATTAACAGCATCAGCAGCAGCGACCAAGGCATATGTCGATGCACTATCGGTAGCGGCAGGGAATGTC